GTTTATTTCACCCATCCCATGATCCTATTCATCATGCGCAGCCACCATGGAGCTTTTAGGCCGACAGCGTAAAATTGTGAACACGAATTGTCTCCGGTTAGATGGATAAGCCATTTAGGTGACTTTGAATTACTACACCAATCCTCATCCCGCCAATACTGGCAATTCTTACAGATATGTTTCATTTCTTGTCCTTTTTGCTTTCTTTGCCCTTCTCCTTTTTCTTACCGGTAGGTTTCCATCCATGCTCAGCGGCAAGACGCGCCCTGGCGGATGATTCTGCATCTGATTTGCTATCTGATTCGCCAACAACTTTCCCGGTAGATGCTTCGATGATAACCCATTTGTTTTTTCGTTTCTCGATCTTGTAAGGCATATCAATTCTCCTTATTACTGATAATATATTTATCCCAATCAAGAGTATGGTCTTCTTTACAATTCACACAGCTTTCACCTAAGCCATTTGTAAATCTTTCAAGGCGTCCACATTTAGGACATTTCCAGATAGGGTATGTATCCTCGTAACTTCCTGGGTTATTAGCTCTCTCTTGTAATTTTTTTTGATTAGTTTCGTCCCATATTTCCATGATTCACCCTTACATCCAAGCGTGCTGAAAACAATACCACCAGTTATCACTTACGCCCGGATAACATAAATCGAATTGATAGTTGCAATACCAGATGGAAACAATTAGAAGAACTGCCATAACGATGATAATTAGACAACCTTTTGCACTTTCGTTCATCATTTATCTCGTCATCTGGTATTCGTGCGCCGCTTTCAGGTCGACGGCGTGCGGGCAGTTCTTGGTCGCGTGGGTCGTTTCGCCACAGAAGTCGCATGGCTTAGGCGCTCCGCATTCTACCTCAAACAAATGGCCGTTACTGCATCGGTAATTTGTGCTCGTCTTGTTATGATCCGGCCGATGATAAATTCCATTCTCACCGTAATATGGTTCGCTGAAAACGCACGTTGACCATGATGGACCTTCAAAAACGATTGATTTCAATCCCTGTTTTTCACATTCTGGACATTTCATTCATTCCTCCTATGCCGACTGATCCCACTGCCATGACGGCGCGCCGCACCAGTCGATCATCCCTGACGCGTATTTATCGCCATTTTCTGGGTCGTCAAAAAGTAAGTTCATGGCGATATACGCTGGTAATTCCTCAGATACAGGATCAGCCCATTGGTTCTTCGGCTTTCGAATTAGAATTACATTCGGACCGAGAACGCTGTGGAATTTTCCGGTTACCCTGCGAGGATCAACGCCTGTTTCGATTATCTTTCCGATGCTATCTAAATCATTACCCATAACTTCCTACTCTTTCTGGTTCCTCAAATAATACTGCTCGGCTCCGTCCCCAAACATCCCTTTCAGGCTTTCCTCAATCGTCATGCGCCCGAAAACAGGATCGACGTGCTCGCCAACGAACTCGCTCAGCGGATGGCCGTCCTGATAGGCTTTGTACTTCGCCGGCGTGGATTTGAAAGATGCCTGCTGCTGTTGGCGTTCGGGAGATAGATTTGCGAACCATTCCTCGCCTGTCTTAAACGGTACGAACTTGCGATTTCCTGGCGTGCTGTCCGCTTGCATCTGGGTCGGAAAGTCTTGGCCGCCCAGCACCTGATAGAATACGCTGCACCGACCGCGATAATGGTCGTCAACGTCCTCGCCGTCCTCCAGTTTCGTTCCATGGAGCGCAACACACGTCAGGCACGTCCGGTCATCCAGCGTCGCAATCCGGATCCTACCACGAATAAAGCGACCGTTGATCTTCTCGGTTTCACGTGCTGCCTGTTGGTATGCTTTGTTCTGCAGCGTGCGCATGAGCGTTTCAGCGGCGTGCTTCGGCATAGCCTCCGCGTATTGGCGCACTTTGGCGGCTATTGCACGGGGCCCTGCGCCTTTGCCAATCAGGTCCAGGATCGTTCCACGGATGACGTCAGCAAATCCTTTGCCCCATGCGGATAGTTTCTCAATCCACGCCGGGGTGTCGATATAGGACGTCGTAGCCTTGACGGTTTCTTGCGTTAGTTCAGGAGGCGGGAAGTTTGTCATTCCTCCGGTACCTCAATGCGCTCAGACCATAATATGAATTTTGATAACGGTAATTCCATATCATTCCCAGGAGCATAAACATACATTCGTTCTGTTTTCCCTTTATAACTTATACGATCCACCTCAACCACCGTTGGATTTTCTCCGTCCTGTTTCGCCCAATAATATCCTGGCTCAGTCGGAGCTTTATCCGTCAGTTTGTAAGCCATTTCAACCCTCTCTTCTTGATCTGCTCTCGATAAAACGTCAGCGCCTTACTCGACACAGGATCAACGCCGCGCTTTATCATCTCACCGGTCAGCGGCAGGAATACCTTAGCCGTAACCGAAGGAACCGCAATCACAGACCCGGACGCTTCGACCTGATTGTCGTTCGCCTGAATGAGCGTAGCCACCGTTGCGAATGTCTGCTCAATCACGTTCATCGTCTCTTTGAGGACAGGATTATCAGCCTTCAACGGCTTTCCGTCAGCTTCCAGCCGGTCTGCTTCCTGCTCCAGCGCTTTGAGTGCGCGCTGCAACTGGCTGCCGGGAGCTTTGGTCAGTGCGTCGATCTGCTTGTTGACGGGGTTCATCACCCGGGAGTAACCGGCGTCCAGGGCGTTATTGATGTAATCTGAGATGGTGGGGGCGTCAGTCATACCACCACCGGCCTATTGCCTGCCGCACCTGTAATCTGATCAAACGCCTGCGCCTGCGTGTTCGTGGCCTTCTCGCCCTCAGCGACGATCTGCGCCTGCGTCATGCCCCACAAGCCACCGATCTTCTGTCTGAAGAAGTCGTCATCGAACAATCCGGGTGCTTTTTCGCGCACCGCTAAAATGCTCGTGATCGTTGCGGCTACGTCCGTTATTTCAGGTGACGTCCAGTTGATTGAGATCCCATCAAGCGTCGCAGGGGGTTGAACCTCCAGGCCAGGATAACTGAAAGCCTGTTGAATGTCTGCTGAGAGTTGGAACAATTGCCGGATCGCCGCGGTGTTCTCGTTTTGGAAGCGCTTGATCTTTCCGATAAGGCCGATTTCCAACTGTTTCAGCGCTTCTCCAGACAGGTTCCCTTCCGCCGTCACGCCGTAAATCGGGGTCTGCGTTGCCTGGCTCATGTGCTTTACGATCTCAGCCAGTTGGTTCGTGTACTGGCTAATGTCTGTCGCGCCAAACTCACCAACCCGAACGGATTTCAGGAATTCAATCTGCTCAGACGTAAGATCGGTGACGACTTTTCCGTTTGCATCTGTGATGACCAAATTGATAACTGCGCCAGGCGTGATGCCAGACTTGTCAATTTCAAGGCCAATGGACCACGAAATCTTGAACGCCGAGAACTCACTCGCCATTACCATGCTGTGAAGCGTGCGATTGTAGACGTTCTGCAAAGGTATTGCCTTGCGCAATTCTGATTTGCCGTACTGGGTATAATTGTCAGACAAGTTGGCGAAATGCACGACCGGGACATAATCCAGCGGCCAGCGCTTCTCTTCCACTTCACCCGGGCGCACTTCCTGCCCGTTGACACTTCCGGTCCAATTCGTAATTTCATTAGGCCGATATACTTTGATGTGCATCACCGCTGTCATGGGCGTTTCGTCTTCGGCCAGGTCCTGATTTTCAGCCTCAGACCAGATTTTGCAGGCCCACAACGGCCAGCCACTGGACGCCGGGAAGATTGCAACAACGCCGGAGAACCCATCATAGGCCGGTTCGGTAGTCCACTTGAACGTGGTGGGATCGACCATAACGTATGAGTCAGCGTCCCGGATCGCTCCTCGATAGATGATACCTTGCATCGCGTCGAAGTTATTGCGCTCAAGCAACCATGAAATCCATTTATCCTGCGCCTCGTCGTCTGTCGTAACTTCGGATACTTTCAACCTGCCGGCCATCTTGTCGACAACTATTCCGCAATAGTTGCCACAAAAGTCACCCAGGTCGGCATCATCGGCCACCAGCCGCAGCATGGCGCGCATTTGATCCGTGATCTGCGCATCGTGGTTTCCCTCTTCGTATCTGCGGTATTTACCAACACGGGCCCCACGCGTGAGGATAGAAGCCTTGAACGTATTCCCGCCGTCAATGGCTGCATAAAGCGCCGGATCCGTTTTGTACAGCGCAGACGCCACAAGTCCAGAATTATCAACTGTCATTTCGCCACCTTCAGCATAGCGCCCCGAAACGCTGTCGATAATTTATCGTAATCAATTGATGTGCTATTATTCACACTCAATTGGACATTCAACAATGTTTGATGAAGTTGTCTGGAAAATTCCATTGCCACAATATCAGGAATATTATTGTCGATCATATGCTGATAATATTCACAGGTGGTATCGCAAATAAATTTCAAATTAGCGTTCATAATCAACCTCACAGATTGTACTGCTAACAGATTGTTTGTGTGTCAGGTAGATGTTCGTTTTCGCCAGCAGTTCACGCGCCATCATCACGCCGAATTTATGCCCTGATCTGCCTTTGGCGTGGGCACGTTTCTTGAATGAGTTTACAAGCTCGTTTGAAAGATCGTCAATTACCTGGCGCTCACCAAAATCGAGTGATTGATAAGCCTTCTCAATTGGATTAGACATATAACCTCGCTTCC